ACTTCGCATTGGTCTGTCATGTCAGGTTTGATTTCATCGCTTCGAATGGCATATCGCCCTTCGGCTCTAAAATCAAACCTGTAATGTTATGATCTTATTAAGTGAGTACCTCAAATAACTAGCACTTCGTGCTAGTTTAAAAATAATATTAAAAATTATGTTTTGGTTGGAGTGAGCAGATCTTTGATATGCGAACATAAACCAAAACATTTGGGTAGACGAGCTATGCGATGTCTGACCAACCAAATAGAGATGAATAGTGCATATCTCATCGCTCTGGTTAAAATGCCAGAAATAAAAATAATAATAAGGAAGCGACCCACTTTTCGGTTTTTGGTAAGAATTTTTGCACCAGTCATGTAATTACATATAGTGTAATCATAAAAAAAGGTAACAAAAATGTTACCTTTTTTATTAAGTGGAAATTAAAAATAGTTAAAAATCTAATCTATCCACATTCTTCGTTTATATAGTTTTATAATTGCATCAAGCTCAGCTCTGTCATTTTTACTATTAATGTATTCAAAGTTTGGTAACAATGATATGCCAGTAATGTAATCACCTACTGATTCTGTTGTAATGATGCATGATGTTCTTTTAAAGTATGTAGAAACAAAAGCGGCAATTTTTAATTCTAAAACACCAATAATAGGAAGTATTTTATTGTACTGCGAATCGTAATGTTCGACACGTTTTAGCTCACCTTTGCAAATAACAGATTCTGTAAAAAGGATATCATCATTTGCGTTAATATAAATTTTTGCATCGCTGTCACTGCCTGTATACAGTTTAATTTCTCTATGGAAATGCTCGTCTTTAAATGGCGCCCATTCAAAGTTCTGAAAATCTAGCACGTTAGATGCTTGCGTTAAGTGTCTTCGTTTTGGGTATTTTGCCCAAGCTTCGCGGAAGGTAGTAGGACAAATTCCAGCAAGTTCTTTTTTTGCATCCATGTTATTCACCTATGTTTTTTGCTGCGGCACCTGCTTGTGCCTTTATGTGTTTACTTATGCGATTAGCAATTCTCTTTCTTTGTAAAGCAGACAAACCCCATGCATCTGTCCAACTAATCCTTGCAAAATATACTATGTCGATGATATCGTTTTCAATTAGTTCTTGGTCTTTTCTAAGTCGTTTTAAATGATCTCGTATTTCATCTGGGTTTAATCTTGCAAGGATTCGGTAAAAAAAGTAGCAGGATTAAAATCTATTGGGATATCCCATGATTCGCTGCACTTTTGACATGTACCTGTAAACTCCTTTTTAATACCGATGTTATTAATTTCTTCAATTTTGCTTTGAACTTTGTTAGCTTCATCTCTTCCGATGTTAGCAATAAAGTCTTTAATTATTTGTCTGTCTGTTACTGTAACTGTCTCACCGTTGTCGCCTGGTGCTTCAATTTTAATAATTGCATCTGCAACAAGATCGAAGTTTAGTTTTGCTAAAATGTCAACACTTTGACCTATCATTTTTAGTTTTTGTTCTTCTGATAAGCTAGGATTTTCTAAGTGTTTAAGTGCATTTGACTGCTCAAAGCTTTTCTTAATGCTTTTTAAACTTTCAGAAAAGTTGTATGGACGAACATATACTACAACTGAATCAAGTATTTTAATTGGATAGCTTTCTTCCAATTTTTCAACTTGGCTTAGTGTGTTTTCCATTGACAAAGCAAACGTATTTTCGTGATCACACTTTGGACAATCTGCAACAACGTCAAGTGTGTCGCCGAAGCTTGCATGTCTAATTGCAATGATTAGTGTGTCAACATCGTTTGACAACAACATTTCTGGCTTTTTAACAGCTGGAACACAGCTTGCAATTACACGCTTAACTGCTTCGCCGTTTAAAAGCATATCTGGGTTTTTAAATAAAATTTCATCAGCAGCAGTCATTGGCATTACACCAACTTCGCCGTCGCTTGTAAGTTCTACAACACCATCGTCGTAAAATTTTCCGTTGCTAGGCAAAGGAACATAAAGTTTCTCTCTACGATAAAATTGCTGTAACGGGTTATTTGTACTCATAGTTATAATACCTTTTAATGTAGATGATAAATACAATGAACTATCATATAGTTATTTATCGATACAAAAAACTGGGCATAACAAAAAATGGCAGACAATATAGTTGCATTAGATAGGCAATCAATAAAAGAATTAGCAGACGCGCTAAAAGAAGTTGTAAATTCTCGCGCATTTGGCTCCGGCAACCCTTCGAAAAAGACAAAAGACAATTTAGCAAAAGTTTCAAAGAAAATAGAAGAAGCTTTTAAAAAAGCATCTAAGTCTAAAGTTGACGAAGAAAAGGAAATTAAAAAACTTGTAAAAACAGTTTCGAATTCTGTCAATAGTTTTAAAGATTTAACAGAAGAACAAAAAAAGTATATTAAGGAATATGGCACAGCAACACAGAATATAAAGATGTTTGCTGCTAACTTGCCTAATAATGCATTATCGTCATTCAATGACATGATGTCAAATAAAATGGGTAAGCTTTCTCCTGCTTTTGAATTTGTAAGTAGCAGATCAGCATTGGCTGCCGCCAGCTTAGGGTTAGTGGCAGGTACCGCAGGTGTTCTTGCAGCTAGTGTAATGAATACATTAGAAACATTTTCTGATTTGTCAAATAGCGGTGTATATGTAACAGGCGGCCTTTCTAACTTAATAAAAACATCTACATCACTAAACATGTCTTTAGACGAGTTTACTGGAATGGCAACACAATATGCTAGGGTGTTTAATACGTCTGCAAAAGGGCTTAGTAAGAACATTAACACCGTGTCAAAAAATCTAAGAGTATACGGTTTTACAACAAAAGAATCTGCAGAATATGCAGCACAATATCTTGACAATCAAAGAAAGCTAGGGTTGTTTAACACAATACAAAACGCAAACACACGCAAAAGTATGTCTGAATTAGCACTAAGTTCTAAACAGTTATCGGTTGCGTTTGGTGTTTCAAAAGAAAAAATATTAGATGGTGTAGCAACAGCATTTGACGACCCAATGATACAAGCAACATTACGATCGTTGCCTGTTAATGCAAGGAAAGCGTTTGAACAATCAATTGCAACATTTACCGCAGCTAGTCCATATTTAGCTGACGCATTAACTGAAATGGTAGGATCTGTCGCGCCCCAAGTGACAGACACATTCCAAGTAGCGGTACAAGCAGGTATGGGCAATGTTGCAACACAAATGGCCGAATTTGCAAACGGAATTAAGTCTGGCACATTAGTTGGCGAGCAACGAAGAAAAGCTGAGCAAAGATTATTAAAAGCTTTAAGCGAAGCAGACACAGACCGCTTGCGAGCTTTAGTAGCAGGAAATAACCAGGCCGCTGCCAGCATGTTGCAAGCAGTAATGCAAGCAAAGCAAAGCGCCGAAGCACAAAGCGAAACACAGCAAGCAGTTGAGCAAGCTAATCTTGCAAGAGCAAGAGCAATCGCCAAAGAACGAGGAATATCGCTTGACGAAGCTAAAAAGCTTGCAAAAGAAGAGCGTTTAAGAAAAGAAGCTGAGCTTGCAAAAATGCGAGAATTTACTGACAGTATATCGACTATAAAAGATCGTTTTGTTTCGTCATTCCTTGGACAATTTGGTGATAATGTTGACGATGTGTTAGCAACTGTAAGTAAATTTGGCGAAAAATTAGCTGATATAGTTAAATCAATTAGTAAAATATCGTGGACTGACATAGGTTTAGCACTTGGCGGTGTTGCTGCAATATTAGGTGCTAGTAAATTAGCAGGGTTTTTCTCTAACAAAGTCATCAATGCAGGAACAGTGATTGTTAACGGAAACACCACGGGCGGGTTTGATGCAGGCGGCGACGGCCGCGGCAAAAAAGGCAAAGGCAAACCAAGAGCTCGACGTCGTGGCAGATTTAGAAGAATGACAAGCTCTATGAAAGATGCTGCAATAAAAGCAAAAGCAGGCACCGGCAATGTAATGTCAAAAATTGCAACATCAGCAAAAGCAGGCTTAGTGACTGCTAAAGATGTAACAGCTAGTGCAGGAAGATCAGTGTTTAATGTATTAAAGACTGCAGGCTCCGCAACTAAAAATATGATAGGCTCTGCTTTACAAGTAGGAAAAGATGTAATCACTAAAGGGTTTTCTGCAACAAAGAATTTAATATCTAAAATACCAGTTGACAAATTGATGTCAGGTGGTAAATCATTAATTAAAAAAATACCAGGCGTCACAGCAATTTATGGCATGTACGAAGGAATAACATCTGGCGTCACAGACTTTATGGAAACATTAAAAAGCAGTGGAGACACAGTGTTGTCGAGTTTAACTGGCTTAAAGTCGGGTGCTGAAGGATTTTTCGATGGCGTCATCGGCAGCGCAGCTGATTTAATAGACTTTTTATCATTTGACACATTAAACACAAGAAAGATTTATGACGAAACAAAGTCAACAATAGGAAACGTGTTAGAAAACATAGGGTCGTCTATTGGCGAATCTATTTGGAATGCAACACACGACGAAGATGATATCACCAAACCGAACGATGTTGCTAAAGCAAAGATAAATAAAGAAAAACAATTAAAAGAAAAACTTTTACTTGAAAGAGAGAAGATCGAGCTACAAAAACGTTCTATCGCGCTCCAAGAAGAACAAGTAAGATTGCAAAAAGAACGTATGAAGCAAGCAAAGCGCGAGTCAGACAGACAAGCAGGAACATTGTAAAGAGGTATAGCAAATGTCGTGGAAAAAGCATTTTAAAATCGTCAAAACAGTAACACAAGGCAATGGTGTTACTTCGCCCGGTATTGTGGCAGCAACATCAAAGTTTAGCAACTGGTTGCCAGAAGTATATCAAGGGCCACCTAATCGCTTGCAACGATATGTGCAATACGATCAAATGGACATGGACCATGAAATTAATGCAGCTCTCGACACAATTGCAGAATTTTCCACACAATTAGATTCTCGTACAGGCTTGCCGTTTAGTATTAGATGGAAAAAAGAGCCATCTAAAAGCGAACTGTCAGTTTTAGAAAATGTATTGATGCAATGGTGCTATATCAACGAATTTCCTAAAAGAATGTTCCGGCTGTTCCGGTCAACACTTAAATACGGTGATCAGTTTTTCATAAGAGATCCTGAAACTTTTAAGTTGCTATGGGTAAGCCAAGAGAATGTTGAAAAAGTTATTGTTAACGAAAGCAAAGGTAAAAAAATAGAGCAATATTATATTAAAAATCTTGACCTTAATTTAACGTCTCTTGTTGCGTCCGATACATCAAAAACAACTCCTGCAGGATTCCATAGCTCTGGAGGCTTTAAGTCCTCGCCAAACCCAGGACAGCCAAATTACACAACTGCACATAACATGCCAACAGGACAAGGCTATGTTGCAGCAGAACAATCAGTTCCGATTGATGCAGAACATGTTGTTCAAGTTAGCTTAACAGAAGGAATGGATAACGCATGGCCGTTTGGTGTTAGTGTATTAGAGCCGATATTTAAAATATACAAACAAAAAGAACTTATCGAAGATAGTGTTCTAATATATCGTATTCACCGAGCACCCGAGCGACGTGTATTTAAAATTGATGTAGGAACAATGCCTCCGCACAAAGCAGCACAATATATCGAACGTGTTAAATACGAAGTTCAACAAAAACGCATTCCTAGTAAGAACGGCGGCGGAGCATCAGTAACAGATGCTGCATATAATCCGATGTGCTTAGACTTATCTACACGTATTCCGTTATTAGATGGCAGAACGCTAGAGTTAAATGAATTAATTAATGAATACCAACAAGGTAAAGAAAACTGGGTATATAGTACAGATCCTATTACTGGTAAAATAATGCCAGGTAACATTACATGGGCAGGAATTACAAGAAAAGATGCCGAAACAATTAAAATTACGTTAGATAATGGCAAAGAAATTATCTGTACACCGGATCATAAAATTCCTGTGTTAGGTAAAGGTTTTGTTGAAGCACAAGATTTGACTGCCGACGATCCGTTAATTAGTTTCGAAACACGCGAAAAAAGTTTGTCAAATGATAAAAACAGAAGCTATACTCAAGTATTTGACCATAGTGACAATACATGGAAATATGTTCACCGAGTAGTCGCTGAATTTTTTAAAGACATGGAAAAGCATCAAGTAATGATATTTGATGAAAAGTTAAAAGAGTTAGACAAGGATACTGTACATCACAAAGATTACAATCGTTATAATAATGATCCTCGTAATCTTGCTTGGATGAGTTTCGAAGATCATAAGCGTTTTCATGTTCTAAATAAAAAGGAATACTGGGAAAACATTTCCGACGAAGAAGCAGAACGTGTCAAAGATAAAATACGTCAAGGTTTAGAAGAATATCGCAAAAATAACCCTAATTGGAAAGATTGCTACAAAGGACATTCGGATAAAATCAAAGAAGCTCTAAGCAACATTGACCCAGATATTAGGAAAGAACAATTCGCAAAAAGCGGAAAATCACGTAGCGAATATTTAAAAAATAATCCTGAAGCCAAAGCGAAGTTTATTGAGCAAGGCAAAGATGTACTATCAAAGAAACGAACTCAAAACCAAACTTTTAATTTTACACAGGATATGCTAACTTATGTTGTTGAAACTGTTAAAAAGAATGACAGTAATCGTTTAGAGACTATTGAGTTACTTAACCAAGATAAGAACTTTATTTCGTTAATGAGAGAAGCAAACCCAGTAAATCCTAAGTCTACGCAAAATGTTAAGAATGATGTATTTACTGATTCCAAGTTAAAGATCATGTATGAGAAATACGGATATAAGAACTGGAGAGATTTTAAAGAAAAAACAGCAGTGTATAATCATCGAATTTCTAAAATCGAAAAAGTTGAAAACCGCGACGTAGGAACAATTACAGTTGACTTCCAAGAACGCTGGCATAAACATCACACTTTTGCTCTTGAAGCAGGTATATTTGTCAAAAATAGTATGTTAGAAGATTATTACTTTGCTCAAACTTCCGACGGTCGAGGAAGTGACGTGACAACTTTACCCGGCGGCGAAAACATGGGCGAAATAGATGATTTGCGCTACTTTAATAATAAAATGATGCGAGCGTTAGGTGTTCCTAGTTCATACTTACCTACAGGACCTGAAGATGGATCTGCAAGTTACAATGATGGTCGCGTAGGAACAGCATTTATACAAGAGTTTAGATTCAGTAAAACATGTCAGCGACACCAAAACAAAATTGTTGATGTATTTGACGCAGAATTTAAAAAATATTTGAAGTTTAAAGGGCACAGTGGCATCGATACTAGTATGTTTGAAATAGTATTTAACGAGCCACAAAACTTTAGTAAGTACAGACAAATTGAACTTGATTCGGCAAGAATTAATAATTTTACATCTATATCTGATGTTGGATTTATTAGTAAGCGGTTCGCAGTAAAAAAATATCTAGGACTATCTGAAGAAGAAGTTAAAGAAAACGAAAAGCTATGGGCAGAAGAAAATAATGCAAACACAGCCAAAACAAGTGCTGACATACGAGATGTAGGCGTTGTACCGCCAGGTGCAGAAGACTTCGAAAACATGTCCAGCGATCTCGGTGACTTTGACGATGACGAATTTGCTGATGAAGATATAGAAGACGTAGACACAGACAATGTCGTCGATGATAACGTAGAAGGCGAAGAATAGTTGTGTGATGTGATAAATATTATGCAACTGTTTTAGAGGAATTAGCAATGCGATATAAAGAAATGTTAGTGGAGTTTTACAATAGTTCATTTGGTTACATGACAAGTGCAACCGATTCAAGACCCATTGCTAAAAAAAGCGACACTCGTCGACCAAGACTTACACTTAAACATTTGAATAAGTTAAGACAAGTGAAAGATTTTAAACGCAAAGAACGTGACGAATATCTTGACAATGTACAGAAGATGTACAGGTCTCACGATTAAGTATTAACATAATTTGTTAAGCAATCTAACTAAATAAACAATAAATACGGTCAAAAAGGTTCTTTTTGGCCTATTTCTGCTGAATAAATACAAAAAAATATTAAATACAACTAGAAAAGTATTTTCGAACCAAAACCATTTAAATAAAGGAGAATTTTAACATGTCAAAGAAGCTCGAAAAGGTACTTGAGTGCTTACTTAATGAAGAGCACGAAAGCGCCACAGAATTGCTTCATGATTTTGTTGTTGAGCGAGCTCGAGAAATTTATCAAGAGCTTGTAAGTGAAGAAGACGATCTTGAAATCAACGATGAAATTGATGAAGAAATTGGCGGTGACGCCAAAGAAGATTTTGAAAGTGAAGTTGTTGCAGACACCGACGACGAACAATCAAGCGAAGAAGAAGACGGAGATGTTGACGTTGAAGAAGTTGAAGATCGAGTAGAAGATCTAGAAGCTGCTTTAGCTGACCTTCGTGCAGAATTCGACGCACTGATGTCCGGCGAAGCAGACGTTGAAGCAGAACTCGACGACGAAGGCGAAGAAGTAATGGAAGCTACTAAGCTAAGTGACGAAGTTCCTGCACCAGATAACAGCGACAAAGCAGACAATAAAGAGTCTCCTTATACTGATGCACCAGAAAAGACCGAAACTGAAGGTGAGCCAGTAGACTTTGTGAGTGATGAAGAAAAAGGTTCTGGTAAAGTTGATGCCAAGGACAATACACCAACTGATAACATCGATGTTGATAGCAAAGAAGAAAAAGCTAAAACAGATGTTAAAGATGACGGCAAAAGCACAATATTCACTGATAAAGTTAAGTAATAAGGTTTGCTAAAATGCGTAAACTATACGAATATATGCCCTTTGATAAAGCTCACGCAATTGTTGAGCAAAAAGTTGAAGGCGGCGAAAAATATACTTATATGGAAGGTATATTTATCCAAGCTGATCAACGAAATCACAATCAAAGAGTATATCCGTTGCACGAAATAACTAAAGCTGTTGATTCTGTAAATAGCAGAATCAACGAAGGCTTATCAGTTATGGGTGAATTAGATCATCCAGAAGAATTAACGGTTAACTTAGATCGTGTGTCACATGTCATTACAGAGATGTGGATGGACGGTACCGCCGGGCATGGACGCCTTAAAATTTTGCCTACCCCAATGGGTAAAATTGCAGAAACTATGTTAAAGTCGGGTGTTAAGTTAGGTGTTAGTTCTCGGGGTTCGGGAAATGTTAACCATGACGGTGTTGTTAGTGACTTTGAAATTGTTACTGTCGACATTGTTGCACAGCCAAGCGCCCCAAACGCATATCCAAAAGCAATATACGAAAGCTTATTTAACATGCGTGGCGGCCAAATTGTTTATGAAACAGCACAAGGCGTTGCAAATAATGACCCGGTCGCCGAAAAATATATACACCAAGAAGTTGCTAAATTTATTAGTGACTTGAAAATTAGGAGATAAGGCAATGACAAAACAGTTCGAAGAAATCTTGAATGAGAGTAAATTTGGCGAAGCCCAAAAAGCTCTTATACAAGAAGCTTGGGAAACTAAATTGTCAGAAGCAAGAGAAGAAATTGCAGCACAATTACGCGAAGAATTTTCTGAGCGTTTTGAGCATGACAAATCTGTGCTAATTGAGTCTATGGAAAGTTTCTTAACAGAACAAATCAAAGACGAAATTGCAGAACTTGCAGAAGACAAAAAGCAGTTAGTTGCCGAACGAATTAAGTATAAAAAGCAAGTAAAAGAACACACAGCTCTTTTGCAGAAGTTTATCACAGAATCTTTAACTAAAGAAGTTAAAGAGTTGCGTGAAGACCGAAATAAAATGAGTAAAAACTTTAAGATGCTTGAAAACTTCGTGTTAAAACAGTTGTCAGAAGAAATTGCTGACTTCCACGAAGATAAAAAAGCACTTGCAGAACAGCGTATTAACTTAATTCGTGAAGGTAAAACTAAGCTCCGTGAAGCTAAACAGAAATTCATTAAGAGCGCCGCAAGCCTTGTTGAAAAAACAATCAACGAAGCGTTGCGTTCTGAAATTACACAACTAAAAGAAGATATTACAGTTGCACGTCAAAATGAATTCGGACGTAAAATATTCGAAACATTCTACGGCGAGTTCATGAACTCTTACTTAAACGAAAGCACTGAGCTTTCTAAGATTAAGAAAGAAATGGACAAGCAGCAAAAAGTAATTGAATCTTTACAACAGCAGATCGAAGAAAAACAAAAATTAGCTGAATCGGCAACGAAACAGCTAAAAGTTACTAGCGAACTTGCTAAACGAAAAGAAATAATGAATGAGTTGTTACAGCCGCTAACGCGCGAACAACGAAACATTATGCGAGAATTACTTGAGTCAACAAAAACATCTATGTTGGAGTCGACTTTTAACAAGTATTTGCCAGCAGTATTAAACGAACAGACCAAAACAACTGACAACAAACAAACACTAGCTGAATCTGTTCGTGTTGAGAAAACTGGCGACAAAGAAGCGGGCACTGCCCAAACAAACAACGATGATATAATCGAACTTGCTGATATCAAAAAATTAGCAGGAATTTAAACAAGGAGTTTTTAAAATGAACTTATTTGAAGGTAAAAACTGGGCACAGACAAAAGAAGCACTCTTAGAAGGGTTGTCTGGTGCTCGTAAAGCTAACTTAGATAAAGTGTATGAAAATACACGCAAAGTTATGTTGAAAGAAAGCGCAACAGCAGGCGCAACACAAGCAGGTAACATTGCTTCAATTAACAAAGTAATGCTTCCGCTGATTCGACGTGTTATGCCTACTGTTATTGCAAACGACATCATGGGTGTACAGCCAATGACTGGTCCTGTGGGTCAAATCCACACCTTGCGTGTACGCTATGCTGACACAGCAGACGGCGTTACAGCAGGTACTGAAGCACTTAGTCCTTTTGACATTGCTCGTGCTTACTCTGGTAACGACGTTGATGCTTCACCAGCTGCTGGATCAACTGCGGCTTTAGAAGGTAACCCAGGTAACCGTTTGTCAATCCAAATCGTAAAAGAAACAGTAGAAGCTAAATCACGCAAGCTATCTGCTCGTTGGACTTTTGAAGCTGCTCAAGACGCTGATGCAGTTCATGGCATCGACATTGAAGCAGAAATCATGCAAGCTTTAGCTCAAGAAATTACAGTTGAAATCGACCAAGAAATGCTATTCAAAATGCGTAACTTGGCAGGTGCTGCTCCTGTAACTTATGACCAAGCTGCGGTTTCTGGTACTGCTACTTACGTTGGTGACGAACACGCTGCACTAGCTGTAATGATCAACCAACAAGCTAACTTAGTAGCTGCTCGTACACGTCGTTCAGCTGCTAACTGGGCAGTTGTTTCACCAACAGCATTGACTATTTTGCAATCTGCTACTACTTCTAGCTTTGCACGTACTACTGAAGGTCAGTTTGAAGCACCAACTAACACTAAGTTGGCAGGTGTTCTAAACAATACTATGAAAGTATATGTTGACCAGTATGCTGCTGATTCAGAAGCTGTATTACTTGGTTACAAAGGTAACACCGAAACTGACGCGGCTGCGTTCTATTGCCCATACATTCCATTGATGAGCACTGGACCGATCCTAGATCCTAATACCTTAGAGCCAGTGGTTAGCTTCATGACACGTTACGGTTATGTAGAGTTAACTAACACTGCGAACTCTTTCGGTAACGCGGCTGACTACCTAAGCAAAGTAGGTATTAACCCAGCTACATTGACATTCTTCTGATTTTAAATTAGTTGAAGGTTCGAAATTAAAAGCCTCGCTTTTGCGGGGCTTTTTTTTGCCTCCGATAAATACAAAAACTAAGCGTCACAACATTCCTATAAAAGAAAACACACATGGACGATCTACTCCAACAAATAAAGCAACACTTATACGGCAAAACAAGAATTAATGTAAACATTAATAAAGATTCGTGGTGGGTTAAAAAAGGACTAACAGACTTAAAACAACAATTACTAGATCTAACAACTTTCCTTAACGCTGATGCACCCTGGAAACAAAGAATTTGGCATATAGAAAATAGCGTATTTGAAATTCCTGTTTGCAAAAACCCAGATTGTAATAATAAGCTAAAGTGGGGCTTAACTGGGTACGGCGTAGCCTGTTCCAAACAATGTACACAAAAAGTTCCAGATGTAACCAAAAAGAGAGAAGCCACTAATATAACACGATACGGGTCAAAAACTTTTGCAGGAACACAAGAACACATTTTAAAAACAAAAGAAACATTCGAAGAAAAGTACAACGGCCACCCAATGAAATGCGAAAGTATTCGCGCCAAATTGAAAAAGACAAAAAAAGAAAAATACGGCGACCCGAATTATAATAATATAGAAAAAGCAAAAGAAACAAAAAAAGAAAAATACGGCGACCCAGACTACAATAACCCAAAAAAAGCAAGAAAGACAATGATTGCTAAATACGGTGTGGTTGCATACCCACAACTAACAACAGAAGGCGATGTAAGTGTTTTAGAAAAAGCACGTCTTAGCAATGAACTAAAAAGTAAAACACCATCGCAGATAGCCGAAGAATACAATTTAAATCCAACTTCTGTGTATAATGCAATACATCGCCATAACATTGAATACGAGTTTACTTCGTTTAGTACAGAACTTAAATTGGAAAATTTATTAAAAGAGTTAAATGTTGAATATATAAAAAATGACAGGATGCTCATTAAACCAAAAGAAGTAGACTTTTACATTCCTGACTATAATTTAGCTATAGAGATTAACGGAATATATTGGCACAGCACAGCATCGCCCGCATTTAGAGATAAAGACTATCACTACGAAAAATGGAAGCAGTGTAGAGACAAAGGTGTAACTTTACTAAGTTATACTGATGCAGATCTAAATAATAATTTTGACGTTATTAAGTCAAAGCTAATGTATATGGTAGGTCATATTAACACTGTTATTGGTGCAAGAAAAGTTGTAATCGATAAAGTGACAACAGAACAAGAACTTAAATTTGTAGATGAAAATCACATACAAGGTCGTTTGCTAGCTCGTGATAATGCACTTGGCGCATATTACAATGGTAATTTGGTAGCAGTAATTAATTGGCGCTCGCGACCAAAATATTTAGAAATAACAAGATATGTATGTGATCGAAAAGCTAGTTATCCGGGTCTTTTTAGTAAAATGTTAAAAGCAATGATTAAGCAAACAGGCCACACGGGCGACATTGTTTCATTTAGCAATAACGATCACAGCAACGGCAATTTATATAAGCAAGCAGGATTTAAACTTGACAAAATATTTAAGTCAGCTTATTGGTATACATATGATTTTAAACACTTAGAAAATCGTCAAAAGTACATGAAAGCAAAAATTGCGAAACGATTTGGAGTAGACGTTGAGAATAAAACAGAATGGCAGCTAATGCAAGAATTAGGATATGCAAGGTATTATGATTCCGGAAAAATACGTTGGGTACTAACTGTTTAAAGTCTATTTTTTGTTGCATTTTTGTACAGTTTAGATAAATAAAAATACAAACGAAATGAGGTGAAATATGAGTATTGAAGTAATTGTTGCTATTTTAGTAGTAGCGGGTATTGTAGCATTTATGATTAAGCGGGATAAATCAAGTGACAGTAAAGGCAGCGGCACTGGCTCCACTGGCGGAAAGCGCGGCGGCAAAAGCAACCCTCGCACTAACAACAGAGATATGAATCAAAAGTAAAATAACATAAAAGTTATTATATTATGAATGGAATTGATGTAGGTATAATTCTAGCAGTCATAGCGTTTGTGCTGTCTGCATACGGATTTATCCGTGGAGCATCAAAAGCTAATCGCCGATATGACAAAGAACTGTCAACATCTGCAATTAACAGTGTAAAACCCACAATTGTTAGTATGCCCGAAAAAGAAGTACCATTAGGCGACGATATCCACAATTTAGTAGAACCCCCGTCGCGCAAAAATCAAGAATGAGTAAAAGGCAATTAGCGATAATATAAAAAAACGTATAAAAATATAAAAATAACATCGCCTTTTACATGTTAAAGTCTGTACCATTTTGGTACAGACTTTTTTTGTGTCTGCAAAATCTAAAAATATGATAAATATGTTAAAGCTAAAGATTTTAGGACGCAAAACACTATGCCAAAAAATATAAAAATACAAGACGGAAAGTTAAACATAATCTCGCCTAGTGGCACAGTTGATGTAGACATAAACGGCAATTTAACAGTATCAAACGATTTGGTCATACTTGGGTCAACCACTACGATCGACACAGCTAACCTAACCATATCCGACAATGTTATTGTTTTAAATAAAAACGAAGTAGGTGCCGGAGTAACACAAGGAACAGCTGGGATCGAAATAGAGCGAGGTACTAGCCCAAATGTTTTGTTGCGATGGTCCGAAACTGCAACAAGCTGGGAAATAACAAATGACGGAACTACGTTTTCAAAAATTCTAACAGTACAAGATACAGGTGTTGGCTCAGGACTAGACGCTGACACACTCGACGGTTTTGATTCGTCGGCGTTTGCTAGAAAAGCAGGCGAAGAAACAATTACAGGCGGGTGGGTATTTAAACAAAACGACATTGGCAATAGTTACGTTGATATTGATGGAACGTCCACCGCAAAAGTTTTATTCCGCGACGATGGAGAAATTAATTATGATTTCGGATACGATAGCTCGTCTGGTCGCATTCATTTATCAAAATATATAACAGGAACATTAGCGTATACATTATTAGAAGCTGACAAAACAACAGATTACATTCTTGTTAAAAATACATTAGCTTCAATTGATGACACCCTTGTGCTTACTGCTAGTTTAACATCCGAAGCTGGCAATGTTAAGTTAATGCCAACCACTGGGTTTGGCGCTAACGGTCGACTAATATTAGAACATGCAGACAATGTTGAAGCAGGCATTCCTGCAGACTTTTTTGTAGAGTCGCCTAGCAATATAAACATTAAGTCAAATACTGTTACAAAGATTTTAGATTCGACAGAGTCGCTCGGTGCATTAGAAGCTGCAAGCTTAGATAAAGTCACAAGTATAACAGCTCTAGATGATACACCGTTAACTATAACAGCAGGTCAAGGCACTGGGGCCAATAACGGTTCAGATTTGATTTTAAAAGGTGGAACAAGTACAAGTGGCCAACCGGGTTCAGTAATAATTGGCGATCCATTAGCACCATCTTCTGTTTTGTCTGCTACAAATGATTTAATACTAGAAAGTGTAAACGGAAATATTGTTATTGGGCAATCTTCCGCTGTTTCTCAAATACAAGCAGAAGACGAACAAACTCTTACTTTAAGTGGTGGCGACTCGCTAGCACCTAGTGTTGCTAACGGCGGCGACTTAATTTTAAAAGGCGGTACAAGTGCCTTGGGTGCAGACGGCAAAGTTATTGTCGATGGAGACTTACAAGTCAATGGGCAGACAACAGGAATTAACGCAACAAGAAGAATAAATTTCTTTGTACACTCGTCGGTTCTTGCTGCATCATCTGCTAATAGCACTATTGCATCTGCTGGTATAGTAGAAAATTCAGAAATACAATTAACTGGGCATACAGCGTTTGCAGAAACAGCACCAACAGCAAATACATCGTACACAATTCGACGCCACCGACAATCGGCTGCGTCTATAGCTGTTGGCAGTGTTGATTTTACAGCTGGACAAAATTTCGCAACACAATTTATTATAAATACTACATCGTTGAACGCCGGCGACATATTAAGCATCGAAAACCCTGCTACGCCAGATGCTACAATAAGCAATATCACAATAACACTAAACACAAAAACTGTTTGATAAATACATAAAAGGATTTTAGATATGGCATTAGTAGTTCCAAATAGCGCAGAAATTTTTATACTTGGGTATATATTAAAACAGCAAACGCCCGAAGACTTAGATATACGTTTGTATGTTAATGATCATATCCCTAGCGAAGCTGATACTGTAACAAATTATATCGAAGCTTCGGGTGCTAATTATGCACCAATACAGCTTCAAAGTTCACAATGGTCTATTACACCAGGCACACCTACTGTCGCACAGCATCCGCAAGTAGCATGGACATTTACTGGACCAGTTGGTAATGTTTACGGATACTACATTACTCGACGAGTTTCGGGCGATTTAGTGTGGGCAGAAAGATTTACTAACGGGCCATACAATATACAAAATAATAATGATCAAATTCGTATAACACCGAGATTAACAGCAGATTAAGTAAAAGGTAAACAATGTCAAAATCACTAAAAGATACATATCAAGAAATTAAACAAAAAGCAGATAAAACAAAAACTTCTGCTTCTAAAGAGTCTTGTGACAAAGACATTGAAAAAACTTTACCTGCGGATGAACAGCCAAATAGTATTGACAAAATAACCGAAGAAATGCGCACAGAATTGTCTTTGCAAATCGAAGAACAAGTTAAAGCACGTGTCGAAAAAGAATTAAGAAGTAAAATAGAAAAAGAATTATCGGAAAAAATAAAAAGTGATACTGACGTACTATCAGAAGCTGTCATTGAGAATAACAGAACTAATGCCCAATTAATCGAAGCTATAACACAATTAAACAACAAACTTGACACATTAGTAGAATCGTTAAAAATTGAAATACCAACACCAGTTGTAAATATTAATGTGCCAAAAGTTAAAAAGAAAATAGTAAGAAACGAAAAAGGGCTAATTGAGTCAATTGTCGAAGAGCATGACAACGACAATGAGGATAGTTAATGTCAATAAATGTACTTGCTGGCCAAACACAAGTAACTTCGCCCGCATCAGCCGGTGTTATATCTGAAGTTACAGGCCCATATCAAATTAAAATTGCAAGTCCTTTAGTATCAAACAATAACGGCAATATATTAAATACAAGTATTGCTGGTCGGTTTGTAACTATTCGTCGCGGCCTACCAACTGAAGAAACACGGTTTATTGTTGCAGCATCAACTGATACTTTAGGTACAGTGTCAGAAGCATGGGATAATCCGCCTGCCATAGGCGACACTTATGACATTTCGTATAATTTAGATGATTTAACCACCGCAGACGTAACCAGTGCTAATAAAGTCTATACTGCTGCACAAAGACTTGTCATAACAGGCACCGGCTTCCTAGGGATGTCGGGCAACAATATCTTTTTAACAACACTAACAAATTCGTCAGTTGACGGAGATATTGTTGTTGAAGCAAATGGACGACTAATGATAGGATACAAAGACGAAGGCACACCAAACGGTGGCATCACATTGTATTTAAGAAACGGTGTAGCATCACTGTCATTGGATTTTAAAGCTAACTCCGATGTAAGCATTTATAATGCACAATTTATTAGTGATGTCGAATCTGTTGTGAATATACAAGGAAATTGCATTTTAAAGGATGTCGAATTAACTAATATTGTATTTTCGTCTACATGTGACTTTACAAATGCTATTATTGAAGATCTCAAAATAACAGAAACTTCTGGTGTTACATTTTCGAGCGATGCAACATTTTCACACACTACATTTGCTAGGTCGGGCACACTATCAACGTCATCTTTAGCAACACAAACAATAAACCTAGTAAATCCAACATTTATAAATGGCATAAACGACTTATACATTGACATTAAGTCAAATAAAACATGGAATCTGCACAATCCTAATTGGGACGTTGTTGATATTGCTGATAGATTTGTTTTTAGCGACCAAACACCAGACTCCGAAGTAAATGAATTATATACAAGTGATGTTAGTGTTCAAGACGTTGATGCAGAACCAGTGCCCGGCGCCGCAATTCGGGTAATTGAAAATAGTATAGTAAACGACATTGTTGCCGAAGATACTAGTTTAGCACAACTAGGGCCAATAAAAGTATTAAATCCAGGCTCTTCTTATTCTATTAATGATACATTAACGGTTAATGAAGGGGTAGCTACTACGCCTGCAACAGTGCAAGTTTCGGGGATTATAAATTATACACCTGGCCAAGTTATTGAAATAAGTAATAATGACTTTGCAGGAACGAACGGATCAACAGGTCCGTTTAATCCCGGCGGTTGGACAAACAACTTAACAGTGGGCAATCGCCAGTGGCAAGGCGAAACAGGAACAACACCAAGCTTTAATACTGGGCCGTCGTCTGGTAATGGAGACAACATTTACATATATACAGAAACATCAAATCCTGTATCACCCAACGATCAGTTTGTTTTGGACAGCGAAGTAATTGATGCATCGTTCGGTAGCATTACATTTAGTTTTGATTATCATATGTTTATAAATTCTGCTTCCGATAGTGTCCTTGAATGTTTAGTGTGGGACGGCTTAAACTGGAATACAGAATTTACAGTAACAGGACAACAGCAAACAGCAAGCAGTGACCCATGGATAACACAAACCATCAATTTGTCTACATACAACAACACTGATATGCAAATACGGTTTGTGTACACAGTAAATCCGACGGGTGGCGGCCAAACATGGCAAAATGATGTTGCATTAGATAATTTAATTGTCAGAAGAACATTACCCGCAGTTGTGTCCGGCACTCAAATTGGAACCCTTCTTTTAAAAGATGGAGGGAATTATACAGAATTACCAACAAGCAATGTACTTACACTATCCGGCGGCACAGGAACTGGTGCTTCGGTATTAGGCAACTTTGTTCCTAATCCAGTTAGATTAAGTGTTACAAAACATAAGTATCAGCCAAACGGTTCGTTAATAACTACCACAACTTATGACAATTTTGTACTTGATGTAAGAAAATACGGATACCACGGGTTTAGCAGAAAAATCAATTTAAATGAAGAACGCGACAAAACAGTTTCGTTGTTAGATAACACAAGTATTTCCGAAACAGATCCCGCAATAGCAATCTCAAATGGTGCAGGGATAACAATCAGCAGAGAAACATATCCTGCACATATATTTGGATTTGATAATTTAAATGCTGGTGCAACACCCGCCGTTGGTGAGCAGGTATTTATAGGAAATACATTTGAAAGTGTTATACTAAATATGAATTTGCTCTATGTATATACACTCGATAGCACAAACTTGTCCGGTGCCAATAAAGCAAACAATCCATTTGACGGTGCTAGTGTTACAAATGGTGTACTAGCACCTGGAATTTTACCAGCATACACAAATAGCCTAAATACTGGTACACTAATAGACATTAATTCTTCTGCTGATATAAATTTAGCAACAGTAACACTTAATAGATCGTTCTTTTGTGTAGTAGAAATTACAGACACAAACACCTTACAATGTATTTATGAAGAAGGTGCAGGTGTTCGTGGCCTTTCGCTTGCAATTGAATCTGGTTCTATAGTCTTTAATGCATGGAACGCAGCTACCAACGATGGCCCAGGCGATGACTGGGGGTCAACATCATCGCGTGGTCCGGCTTTTGCAGCAACACCAATCACTCCGGGTGTTTATTACATTGGGTGTGTTTATAATGGAGAATCAGGCGATAACTTGTACGATGGCACAGTAACATTGTATATTGGTGATATAAACAACCCGGCTGGCGGATTAACAAAAATTGTGTCAACAGGCGCTGGAAAACTGTATAGACACCCCGGCGACGTCAACTGGCTATTTAACGATGCAGGTTATTTAGGATTTAGTGGCAATCAAGCACCAGCAAACTTTTTAGGAAAAGCACAAGTCATTGGGTATTCACCCGGCACACTCACTGACGCCGACCATGATACATTATTTTCTAGTTTATATTCGTCAGGTGCATTATACGGTGTTGTTGGTTGCGTTTCGCAAGATGCGCAAAAAATAATCGTAACTCAGAGAACTGGATTAGAAATTTATGACAATGATCCGTTTTACACGTCCGGAACACTAATTGGCTCAGTTAATTATAGCATAGCAAACGAGTATTATACGATGGTAATCGATGCAGCAGGGCACAATATGCAAACTGTGTACGATTATATACAAGCTAAGTATGCAGAAATACCAGCCTCAGCAGATATAAAGTTGGCACTAGCATGGGGTAAAGGAGAACAAACCGATATCTTATACAAAAATAATGATACGTTTTATACAGAACGTGTAAGTTCAACAGGCGAGGGCGTGTTGGTGTGCAATTATGATACACTGAATAGTAAAGTTTCTTACTTCACAGACGATAACGGAGTACAATCTCTACAACCAGCATTAGTTAAGTTTACAATTTCTGATGTTGTGCCGGGATCCGAAGTAAGAATTTTCAACGCAGTAACTAAAGAAGAAATTGCTGGTGTTGAAACACTAGCTGGCACAGAATTTGTATATAACTATCTTTTCACTGGAACAACCATTCCGATTTACGTCGTTGTTATGGAGTTAAGTCAGAAAGTTAAACGACTAACAGGATTACAATTGACTAATTTTGACCAGACAATTCCTGCCAATACAACCGAAGACCTTGTATATAAAAATCCATAAAAAGTTGATAAATACAGTAAGTATTAAATAGAGGATAGGTTATGGCAATAATCATAGACCCAGATTTACTTGATCGCAACCAAGTTATTTATGGAACAAAAACGCAAACAATAAGTGTTTATCCTGTTGGTGCTATTACTGTAGCAGAACAGCAAAATGGTGCAACAATCTTAGGAACTTCAACATTTGCAGGAGCAGGATTCCTTAGTGCAACAGTTGGCGACATCTTAGTTTTAAAAAACGGCTCAGATGCAGGACACTATCGAATAACAAATATTATTGACGATTTTACTATTGAAGTCGAAGGAGTAGAATCAGAGCCAGTGTCGTTTATTGCATCGGAAAGTAGTCTTGTTTATAACGTAAGACAAAGCTCTGGAGGCACAGTAGCGTCTGGTGTAACATTGCAAGCTTTATATTCTTTTACAAAGGAAGAATGGCACACCGACTTAGAATTAGTTGGCGGCGATGACTTAATAAAACACGAATTTCCATTTGAGTCTATAACAACAGAATCGTTTGAAATTGGCGGCTCTGAACAACATGCAAATTGGAAATGGCATAACAATTATACTAAAAAAATTATTAGAACTGCTGGGTGGTCAGAAAAAGACGTTGCCGGCACAATTCTAGAGCAATGGACAGGCATAGTCACATTGGGTGATCTGCAACAAGACACTCGTGTGTATTACCAGCAAGATAACGCCACTGCGGCTCCGCAAAATTTTAAATTCTTGGGTTCAGTAAATGAGCCGCTTTTGGTTTTTACGTCAACGGGGACAGACAAAAGAAACTATTTAAAATTATTTGCAAGAAAGAAAGGATATACTTATGCACAAGCATCAATTAACGACATCGGTGTTGTTAGCTTAGAGCCAAAAACAAACCGATTTTCGCTAAGCCACAAAAAAGACCCTGCAATTGTAACACCCGATTCTGAAATTTTAGGACGATCTCCGTTCCGCGGACAAGTTGTAAAAGAATCAGGCACAGATGCAGTAACAGCAGATGTTAACGGAGCAACAGGAACAGTTACTTCGGCTACCGCATTGTTTATAACTAACGGCTTAGAGCAAGGCGATACAATACATATAACCGCAGGAACCGATGTTGGGTATTGGACAATACTAAGTGTTGATTCGGAAACACAAGTTACTGTAGATACACTCGAGTCCGGCCCATTTGTAGGAGGCGCCGCTAATACTTACGAAGCTACAAGCAGCAAAATTTTAACAAATACAGACGGCAGCATCGTTAATATTAATAATGCGACAGGCATGTTAACTAGTGTTACAGGCGGGTTGTCAGCAGCAAGCCCGGGCGATTTGTTGTGGATTAAAGACGCAGCGGTAACAGCACACAATGGTCTGTATAAAATAATTACGGTAGATACAGACAACCAAATAACAGTTGATACAAGTGATGGACCGTTTACTGTTCAAAATAACTTAGAATTTAGTGTATTAAAAGCAGGAATGTTTTTGCAGTATAAGAAAGATCCTATTGCAAACACAGCCCCAACTAGTTATTCGTTTGACGGCAATGCAAATACAATTACACGGGCTTCTGGAACATGGGATAGCTCAATTGTGTCAGGTACAATAATTGAAGTGCAAAACGCACAAAACCCTGCAAACAACGGAAGCTTTACAGTTTTAAGTCGAGATTCTGCAACACAGATTACATTAGTGTCAACAGACACCATTGTAACAGATGCAACAGATGCAACAGCAATTATAGATGTGTATAACACATTTAAACGAACAATCGGCAACGATGTTTATGGATTTAGTTGGCGACTATTTAGTAACGGTGGCACGTTACAAGATGTTTATGAGTTTGTACAGCATCAGTTGCGCCAACCAACTGATGTCAACTACGGACCAGGCGTTAGTCGGGGCGATATTACAGATTTGCTAATGGAGTATACACCACCCGTTGCCACAACACTTAATATGTATATTGACGATTTGTCAGTTGTTGACATTAATGATGTTTCGTTTATCGACGAAACAGGAAACAAGAGAAGCACACCATTTATCGCAACAGGCAAAATTACGTTTAATACATATTTGCAAAGTGACCCAAATGCAATATATCGCTTGTTCTTTTTAAATGATGATGCCGGCGACGACCTTGGCCGAGATTTTTCAACCAAAGATGCAATAATAGTAAAAGATGCAACAGGCCAGGACATTGCAGGACAAATAAATGGTCAATCGTTTGTTGAGTTTACATACGATTATGACGGAAATACCCAACGAGGTGCTGCATCAGCAGGAACTGATGCGCCTGTTGTTCTTGTATGTATTGGATTAGACACAGCTAAGTATGATATCACTAGCGGTGTCATAACAAGAGCAACAAACAACACAATCGGCGCAGCATCAGACATAGAACGGGCATATACAAATAATTAATAGATCTAGCACAGCAAACAGATAATTGTATTTGCGATAAATAGCTTATAAACAGGACTAACAATATGGCGGAAAATAGTAAGTCAACAAAAAAAGAATACAGCTTTGTTGACGATTTTAAAAACGGAAAAATTAAACGCAGGCATATAAGAAAGCAATTGTTTCTTATTAAAAGAAACGGCAACGATTATGACAACGATATAAAACAATATTATGCTAACTTGTTAGATCCAAAGAAAGGGCAAACATGGTCGACATTTTCGTTTACATGGGACGTCGGGGCAAAAGATCCACTAACAGTTGTTACCGTTCACGACTGGGTAGCTTCCGGCGGCAAAATTGACGTGTCTGGAAATTGTGTACCACCTGCATTTACAAAACAGGAATTTTAAATATGGCAGAAAGAAGATATGTAAGAATACCACCAGATAGTTCGGGCAAACGAGTGTTGTTGCGCGGGTCATACGACTTACCGTACACTAATAAGGTTGGTTCGTTTATTATAGGAGATACAATAAGTTGTAGCGGTACCAATAGTCAAACTTTTGTTGGTAATGTTGTAAAGATAACAGAAACAACACCAACAACTGGCTTTGTAACTTTAATGCTTGATCAAAACACAATTGATGCACAGACAGCGCCAATCGCTGGTTCAGATATAATTCAAAATTCCACAGTGATTGCGAATGTGCAAAATGAAGGTTACGATGTGTTTTCGAATGCAACGACACTAGTGAGTTATGACGACATTACTAAAGGGCAATTAGTTGATAACCAAGGCGCAGCATATACACGGTTTTCGGAAGGCGCTCCACAGATCGACGGCTTCGGACGTTTAAAAACAACCTCAACCACAACATTAGGCGATTATAAGTTTACGTTTAATCGTCAATCACTTTTATTTTCTGAAATTTTAACAGGTGGTGGCACAATCAATCACTCAACTACCACTGGTGCAGTTTCTCTTGAAACTGACGGACTAGCGAATAGCAAAGCAGTATATCAAACAAACATATATCACTACTATCGAACAGGGACAAGTCAAGTTATAAGAACAGCAGTTGCATCAAGCGATGTTGGAAAAGCAGGTGTTGTAAGACGCTGGGGATATTTCGACGAAAATGACGGAATTTATTTTAAACTTGATGAACAAGGATTTGCAATTGTAGTTCGTTCTAGCACAAGCGGCACAGTAGTTGAAACAGAAGTAAGACAGAACGAATTTAATGTTGATGTAGTTGACGGTTCAAGAGACGAAATTAAAAATAAAAGCTTTTATAATTTAGACCCGTCAAAGATTAACATTTACTGGATTGACGGCCAATGGCTTGGGCGTATTCGTGTAGGTATTGAAGGACCCAAAGGAAGAATTGTTTTACACGAATTCTTTGAAGCAAATGAAAGCCCTGTATCAAAATCAAGACGCTGTGGCCTACCATTGCGGTTTGAAATTGAAAATGTTTCTGCACCAGGAAGCGCAAGTGATTTAAAAATATGGAATGCTAGCGTTGAAGAAGAAGGAACTTTAGATTTTGATCATGTAAGTATTCCAATGGAGTCGTCATCTAATCAAGTTACGGTAACTACGTCGGATCAATTGTTGTTAGGGTTGCGATCTGCACAAACACATTTTGGCATTAAAAATACAGTTGCAAGTGTATTTAAGAAACTAGCTGTTAGTTCATTTGATGCATCTGGAAATCCGGTGCCTGTTGAAATTAAAGTTTACTATGTTATATCGCCAACGGGCTCAATAGCTGGTGGCACGTGGGTTAATGCAGACAACGGATCGCTAGTGCCTGGATATAATATAAGTGCAGTTGAAGTAAATAAAACCGGCACCTTTACACCATTTGGATTAAAGATTAGCGAATATTATGTTAATGGATATGACAATACAATTGATGTATCTGATTTAACAGAATATCAAAAGTCTCCGTTAATACGTCGCGAAGACGGATTACAATCCGAGATTGTGTTTGTTGCATCAAAGGTTTCGCCGTTAAGCCCAGACCCATTAGTTAAAATTTCGTTGACATGGAGAGAATTGGGGTAACTTAAATGAATGTTACTTTAAATTACAATAATTGGAGCCTTTGGGGGACGTATGACCCAACCCAAGGGCTCTTTGGTGAGCAAAAAGTAACATTTGACGGAATTAATCGCCTGATATTAGTCAACGAAGGCGTAACCGAATTAGATGTTCAAGAAGATATTTATTCGGCGTGGAAAGAATGGGCACTTATTGAAGACAATTTAAAATATGCACAAGCATTG